GCCAAGTCAAACGCATCTTAGCGTTGCAGCGCCGCAACCGCGCAGGGGTGCTGAGTAGCCGCATGACCGAAAAAAGCGAACGAGTGTCGAACGCCAAGGCGTTGGAAAACTTTGCCGATTTTCTAAAGGAGTTTTGACATGAACAATTGCAAACACCGCTGGGAGCCTGTCGAAGGCCAGCCTCTGTACCACTGCGCCCGGTGTGGCGCTTTTAGGAGGATCATTAAATGACCGAAGAAGACAAGCCCACCCCTGCCGACAAGCAGCTTGGGTGGGTGGTGGTGGCATTTATTGTGCTGATGATTGGATTACTGACATTGAGGAGTTGTTTATGAGGGATGTAATCGTGGTGAACTTGGTGCGCGAGGGCATCAACAAACACAAGGCCCGTGAACTGGCCGATCACTTTATCAACCTCACTAACGCACAGCAGCAGGAGCCTGTGGCGTACCTATGCGAGAACGCAGTTGGTCACAAGTATTTCCGGTGGAAGAAGCCATCAAGCACATACAAGCCGATTGCCCTCTACACATCCCCACCAGCACAGCGCACATGGGTTGGGCTGAGTGATGAGGATAGACAAGCCGCTTTTGAATCAATGCCAGATATGCTAGATGGATTCTTAAAAAAATGGGGATGGTTGCACTTTAGCAAAGCCCTTGAAGCCAAACTCAAGGAGAAGAACAATGGATGACGGCTATTACTGCGTTATCTGCGGGCGGTACATCGAGGCCGTTGATGGTGTGGTTGTGCATGACAACGTGCCGCATCCAGACATGGCGTTTGACGATGAGGAGAGGCCGCAATGACCACACAACTGGTTCGTGATTCTATGAAGTTGATGGCCGATGCTGGTGTAGACATTGTGGACATCAAATGGTTTGATCTGACCGGGGCGTTCTCGGAGCATCAACACGCCAACCTTGAGCCTGTGATGACGCATCGCCCACCATTTGACAAATGCTTTGTCACTTGGAAGGGGAAAACTCGCAGCCACCCGAGCTATGAGGTTCTTATGCTGGTGGCTGGGACTGATCCAAACGAGGGCATTACGGTGTCAATGTGGAAGGGGCCAAGCGGCACAAGGCTACGCCCCATCCCTGCGATGTTCTACTTTATCGAGGATGACAACATCCGTTACGGAGCAGTCAGTGATGATGAGCCGATAGACAAGGAGTTGGCAGAGATCATGCTGGCGCAGATTGGGGTTTGGTACAGCGCTATGAACCAGCGTATTGAGGCTTACATACCATCTATGCGGGACACTTTCACCAACCGCCGCAAGGTTCAGCAGGGCAAGCTGCCGACTTACGACTGGAAAACGGTGTGGATTGAGCCATCCAAGCCCCGCCAAGACCTCAAAGGGGGCACGCACGCATCACCCCGCCTGCATGAGCGCAGGGGCCACCTTAGAAGGCTAAAAACAGGCAAGAACGTCTGGGTCAAGTCCTGCAAGGTTGGTGACGCAAGCAAGGGGGCGATATTTCACGACTATGCAATCAAGGAGAAGAACACATGAAGACCGTAATTGAAATGGCGCGGATTGCAGGCGCTAGGGATGACGGAAACCGTTTTGAGTTTGAGTTGCGTGATCTTGAATTTCTTGTTGCGCTTGTCCGTTTTGACGAGCGTGAAGTGTGTGCGTATAAGGCCGGGATTGCAGTGCTTGGTGCTGATCGTGGCCTTGCCAATCGTGTCGATCAGGCCATCCGAGCAAGGGGCAACACATGAGCAAAGAAGCAATGAAGCTGGCGCTGGAGGCGTTGGAATTTATTCCAGAAAGCGGGTCTATGCTTGGCGCACAAGCCGAAACAAAACGACTTCAGGGCATCACCGCCCTGCGAGAAGCACTGGCAGAGCAGCCAGCATACAGAGCAGTAAAAACTTTTCATGAGGGCAAGCCTGTTTATGTGGCAGAGCAGCCAGCACACGCGCCACAGAAACGCCCACAAAACTGCGGGACAGGCTATTGCTCCTGCATTGAGTGTGTTATGGAACCAGCCGTCCCCGATGCCCTCACCGCCAGTGACGGCGAGAGCGCGGAGTACATGGCAGGTTGGAATGACTGCCGACAAGCGATGCTATCCGCAAAACGTGTCGGCGTCTGACTGCACCTCGGCCACACGGCGACCCCATCCCTTGCCAAAAGTCGGCCAGTGCGGCAGGTCCATGAGGAAGGACAGGCGGCGCTTGCTGTAATCGTCCACCAGATCGCCCTCAAACGCTGCCACAGCGGCCAGCGTCTTGGAGCCGATACCGCCATCAGGCTCGACGCCTACGCAGGCTTGCAGCCACTTGGCAGCGCGGCCAGGGCCACTGTTGACAGCGGCGTCGAACACGGCGTAGTCTACGCCAGAGGGCAACTCGTCGGCCTTGACCTTATCCCAGTACTTGGCCTTGTACATGGGCGCAACGTCAGCAGGCGTCAGCGCACGCATGGTTTTCTCGTCCACCTCATGGCCGACCCATTCCTCCCAGACCTTTTGCGTCACGCCAAGGTTGGTGCGGCCACCAGGATCGCTGGGGTGGTTGACGTAGCCGCCTTCGTGCTTCAGAACGTGCTCAAGCGCTTCTGCAAAGTTCTCTTTCATTTCTTGCTCCGCATGTCAGCCAACTTCTCAACCGTCCGGCCACCAAAGTAAGCCAAGAAAATGATCTGCCCCCACTGGCCCAGCAACTGGACGTAGGACTCTTGGGCGTTGTAGCCGTAGGCAGACATCGCAGTAAAGATAAAGTAAGCCAAGAATATGGCGATCAACGCCATAGGGCGAATGTTCTTGGACAGCCAAGAGTCAGACCCCATGTCAGACCGCCAGCGCTCCGTGATGGATGTCTGTTCGATCTCAAACAGCTTGGTGTCGTTAGCCATCTTTGCCAGTTCACCGTCTTGCGCCATCTTGGCAAGGTCCAGTTGCGCCTTGGCCTTGGCTTCTGGGTCAGGAATGAGCTTGTCGATGAGCTTGCCGCCCACCTCAAGCAGTGCTGTCAATGGGAACATCAATTACCCCTTTAGATCAAAACTTAGGTTGGTGTGGCGGGGATACTGCACAACGCGCTCCCCTTCGGGACATTTGTATTTGATGGTTGCCAGCAGCGTTGCTTTTCCGCTGGCGATTTTTTCTTTTCTCACCATCGTGAGTTGGTACGTAAACGTGTCAATTTCCGGCCCTGCTGGGCCGCTAAACTTGCTTGCGGTGGTGGTGGCTTCATGCACCATACCAGCCGCATCACGAATGCTTGGGGTAAAACTCTCAACAGAGCAGTCGTCGCGCTTCTTGATCCGCGCAACCGTAACGGTGATGGGCTGTCCATCCTCTGCCACAATCTTAAAATTCTCTGGCGACCATTCAATGATGGCTTTGTCAAACAAACCGAACTTGTCGGCAAGCGTGTAACTGCCTCCCAACGCAGCAACACTGGCGGCAACAGCCCCAATGGCCTTGGTAAGGTCAACCATATACCACCTCAACAAAAATTTTGATGCACCAGACAACCAGCCCGACAAGAAGGGCTGCGGCAATGAACGCAACAGCCCAATCTTTCATTTGGTGATCCACACCACGGAGAAGATTGTCCCACCCATCGCCACGATCATCAGACCTGCGGTCTTCATCAAGATGGCTTCGATGCGCTTGAGGCGCGCGTTGATCTGGTCATACCGCAGGGCGCAGATTTCCTCATGGGTTGACAGTCGGGCTTCAGTCACGTCGATCGTGCTCATCTTGGGCTTTCTGCAATTGCTGGTTGATTGACTGAATGACGGGCGCGACCTCACCGTAAGGTGCAAGCATGAGCGCCCGGTTGATGACAGCCAGTTCTTGAGGGGTCAAAGTGAGGGTGATCATACGCCGTAGTAAGGGAGTTTGACGTTGGTGCCTGCAATGTTGACGGTCAAATAACCGGCCACTTGTGCAGGGGGTGCACCATTGGCACCAGCAGTTGCCGACGAGGTGGCGTAGCTGTTGGTCCAAGCAACTGTTCCAGCCAAGATCAGCGTACCAGTGTCTGTCAACACGAACTTGTCTGCACCGCTGACAGAGTAGGTCAAGCCGGGGTCACCAGTGCTGGAGTGACGCAGACGGTACGCAGACGAGGCGTCAAACGCCATGTTCTCGCCATCTTTGATTCGGATGGCCGATGTGCTGTTGGTCGAGGTGCCCAAGTCGATACCGACACCGTAAGTGCCGGACATCTGAATGCCCCATGTGCCAGAGCTGGACACCTGAACGCCAACGGTCATGTTGCCTTGCAGCGTGATGCCGTTGGTCAACTGGCCTTGTGTCAGGTCGATGTTGGTAGGTGCAATCCGCAGGCCGTAGGAGGTGGTGTTGATCGTGCCGCCCGACACGCCCTTGCCCACGGAGATGTCCACACCGACACGGTTCAAGCCGGTGTCTGTGCCGTTGGCAAAGATGCCTGCTTCGATACCAATCAGGCCAGCCGTGGGGTTGGCTGTCTGGGTGTAGTCACGCGCCTCAGACACGATACCCCATGTCGGGCCGGTGCTGCGCTTGTTGCCTTGACCGTAGACGCCCACGTTCTCGCCAGCAGCGGAGTAGTTGTCCACGATGCCGATGATGGTCCACTCGAACGATGTCTCGGTTGCGCCGGTGATCGTGCGTGCCCAGATGTTGGGGTTGACGTAGCCAACAGTGCCGCCCGAGACAGCCGAGGCGTCACGCAGCGTGTTGATCGGTGCCTTGGTGTTACCGTCCAGCGCGGCGGCAGTGGGTGATGTGCCGTCGATCTGTTGCAGACGGGCGTTGACAGTGGTTGCCACGCCAGTGTCAGCAGGGGTGTAGCCAACCAGCGTAGCGCCGTTTGACGCAGCCAGTACGGCCAGCGTAGGACCGTTGGGGCCGTTGACGTTATCCGATGTCCAAATCTCCACATCGTCGGAGTCCTTGAGCACCATGAAGTAGCGACTGTCGCCGCACCACACTGCTGCCTCACCTCGGCTGTTTAGGATGACGGGGTTGGTGTTGGCCGTGCCGCCCGTGTAGTCGGTGTACGTGGCCTGTGGGGTGGTCGTGCCAGCAGCGTAGGTGAACAGCTTGCCGCCCACCAACGGGTTACCGTTGGCGTCGAAGAACTGCATTACTGGACTGGGAATGAGCGTAGTGGGCATGATGTGTTCCTAGTTACTTAGCAAGAGCGTTTTGGATTTCTTGCTCGGGCGTGAGCATGTTACGCTGAAATGCGCGGGTCTTTGGGCCTTGACCGCCGGTTTTAACCGGGCGGGCTTTGCGAAATTGTTCTTCCAGCATTTCCAATTCGCCTTGCAGCTTTTCACGAGCAATCATAGCGTCTTGGCGCAAGCGCAAGTTATCCGAACGAGCGGCAATATCCGCTTGCATTTGGGCTTTTTGCTTAACCTTATCAATGGTTTCTTGCAACCATACGCGGTCCATTAACTTAGTGGCAAGGGCTTTATCCGACAACGTTTTCATGCCTGGAACAATATCGGCCAAATTGACTTTTGTCTTTTCCCACGCAATCCGTTGTTCAGCGCTCATCAGGGCAGGCGACTTGCCGGACGACAAGATGTCAGCAGCACCAGACAAGCTCTTACCCGTGCTTTCAATGATCTGAATGTCAGGTGTAGCGCCACGCAGCGTTGTATCAACAGGCACCAATCTGCCGCTAACTGGGTCCAGGTCAAACACTTGACCGCCGCGAGTGGGCTGGCGTGCAGCCGCCTCGGCCGCAGCAGTTTGTTGTTCGGCCTGCTGACCCAGCGTGCGAGACATGGCGGCGCGTCGAGCGTCCTCGGTACGCAGCATGTTCATAGTGCCTTCGGCACTCGGTGCTGGCAACTGAGCAGGGCCGGGAGCAAAGCCTGGTGTTGTCACTCGGGGGCCATATTGCTCGCCCTGCATCACAAAATTTGGGGGTGTAAACGCCTGCTGCGAATAGTCGTAGGGGGCCAACGCGTTGACAGGGGTGTTAGGCTCAACAGGGCGCAAACCGCTGGGGACGGGGCGGTAGTCTTCAGGTATGGCCCGCGAACGCTGATACCCCGGCGATGCCATACGGCGAGCCATCAAAGCAGACGCAATGTTGCCGCCCGCTGCACCTGCCGCACCGCCAATGATTGCACCAGGCAGGCCAAACGGCGAACCAATAATTGCGCCTGCTGTACCGGCAGCGCCCGAACGGGTGGCTTTTTCGCGCCATGTTGGCTCACGAACTAAACCGCCCTGTGTTACTTCAGGAAAGTTAGCCGCTACGTTAGCCAATTTGGCTAGTTTGCCAGACAACGGTTTGCCTTCTGCGGCCAATGCTGCCAGCGCTTGTGGGTCCACTACGCCGGTGGCTAAGTTTGTCGCACGCTCGTAATCGTATGTGCGGGCCAAAGCTGTGCGCGCACTGCGGAAATCAGTAACCAGTTTTGGGTCCGTAATGCTGTTTTCAATTGCCGTTTCCAAAGCGTTGGCTACGCCCATGTTGATGTCGGCGCGTGCAATGGCTTCTGGCGATGGCGGGTTAATTCCAGCGGACTGTTGGTTGTAGATCGCTTGCGCGTCGCGGCGTAGCTGTCGGATGCTTTTAACTGCTGTCTCACCAGTTGTACCCGCTTGAAGCTGGCCTTTAATGGTGTCCAAAAAGTTGTTAACCGCCGCCGCTTGCCCCGTGTCACCAATCATTGGCGTAACGCGCAAACTGTCGATACGGCCCAACACCGATTCGTCACCAGCAACTGTTGGCAACGCCCGCACTTTGTCATATGCGCCGCTGATGGATGGCGCATTACGGGCTGTATCAAAAGCTTTGGCGTCTAGTTTGGTGGTTTCGGGCAAGCCCATGTCTTCGCGCGCGACTTTGCTTACCTGCGGCAAATTAATTTTTGATAGATTACTTTGCAAGCCTGTAGTGCCAATAGCCCCTGTGCGGACGCGGTTAGCGGCAGTGGGTTTGGAAACCGCTGGGTCAAGCGCAAGGCCCAATTCAAGCGCATCTTTAGCTGCATCGATGCGCGGCGCGGCCAGTTCGCTTTCTTTGACGCGCTGCGCTTGGACGCGCTGCTGGCGCGCTTCAATTGGTGCCTTGACAACTGGTGCGACTTGCTGCACAGCAGGTCCGGCAAGCGTTGCCAAATTACCCATCATGTTTAGCGGTACGCCTTGCAAACCAGTGCGAGCAAGAGTATTGCTAATTGCCTGTATCTGCGCCTCAGACTCAGGGCTAACAGGCGATTGAAAAAACTGCTGCACCTTGCGGCCAGTTTCTTCACCAGCTTTAATGCCTTGCTGGGTGCCAAATTTACCGCTGGTCAAAGTACCAAAAATTTTGGCACCTTCTACGATAGGCGCTGTGATTGCACTGGTGCCTAGCGTAACCGCAGTCTCCAGCGGTGCCATCAACTTACCAAAGAACCCAGACTCAGGGCGCTCGGGCGCAGCTGTAGCCGCAGGCGCAGCGACGCTGGAGCCTGGGATTTGATCTACGCGGGTGCCTGTGCGGCGAGGTAAAGGAATACCCCCGGATGTGGCTCGCAAGTATGCGTCTGGATCAAAAGCAACTGGCGCTGCTGGAGCCGGTGCTTTTGAAAGATATGCGTCGGGATCAAAAGCCATTATCGCGCTCCCAGCCGTTGTTTAATTTGTGCTGATCGAGGATCGTTGGGGTTGCTGTTTGCCCAGTTAAGGGCCTCTTGGTCTTGCGGCGCTAACTTAGGTGCTGCGGCCGCAGGGGCGCTACCGGCCTTGTATGAATAGGTTGAATCGTAGGCTTCTCGCATACGAACTTTGGCACCTTCAATTGACGCAACTGCTTCGTCAATTGCTGCTCGGACATCTGGCGCGTCTTGACGGCGGTCGATAGCGGCAAACGAAGCCGTAAGCTGCTTACCTTCTTGGTTAGACACGTTACCCAATGCGCCGCCAGTTTTGGAAGCATCTCGCATGTCTTGCAAAGCTTGAAAGCCACCCTTGGCAACAACTTTGTCGTACAGCGCTTGTGCAGCGCGGCCATCGGCGGTAAGACCGGGCAAACGGCCTGCTGCAATACCGGTGATTTGCGACAAGCCTGGATGGTCGCGCAGCGCTAAAAGGTCTTTAACAAATGACTCCGACTTGGCTGCAAATCCTTTGACTGCGGCAGTTGCTTGGGGCAGCGCAGCCTCCCGCGTTTGAATTTCTTTCGGCGATAACGACTCCATTGCAGCCGCAGGCGTCATTCGGTTGCGCAGCGCTTCTTCGCGGCTAACCAAAACTGGCTTACCTGTTGCTGGATCAACAACAGCCACGGGCGCAGATGGTTGTGGGGCTTGCGCAGGTGTGCGCCCAGCTTCTTTAATCCGACGCTCATAATCAAAAAGATTGCCGGTAAAGCCTTGCGCTTTAGCTGCGTTAAAGTTTCGGATCAAGTCCGTGTCTTGGCGCTCCGGCGCAGTAAACACGACCCTGCCACCTTGCACCAAAGAGCTGCCAGGTGCAACCGGTTGCGGCCTTAAATCGGCAGCGCTTGCACCAGATTGGGCAAAGATTTGTTGGCGGTCGGCAGCCGGAATAGCCAACAATTGTTGAACCGTGGCCTGCGCTTGCTCAGGCGTGTACAAGCCTTGCAGCACGGCATCCTCACCAAACGCAGTAATGTTTGCATCTGAAGGGTTAGACGACAAATCGCGTTTCAAGTCGGCTAAAAACTTGCGCTGTTTTGCTTTCAATTCAAACTCGGAAGTCGATGCAGCGGCGCGGCTGGCGGCGGTCGCCGCGCCGCTTGCTTCCGCTGCTGCGCGTTCTTTGCGGTAGGCAATACCCAACTGAGGGTTGACGCGAAACAACTGGTTCTCGTAGTCAGCCTCGGCTGGGTTCAACTGGCGCAGTGCGTTACGCTCTTCAAGCGCCGCTTGCGCCTCTTGCATCTTGAGTGCGTTCAGTTCCTGCGCTTGACGGCCACCTTGAATCTGCTGAATCTGGGCGAACTGTGCCAGCGCGTTCGGAGCCTGGATTTCAGGCTGGCGAAAGCTCATTGCAATGTTGGGGTTAACGAGTGCCATGATTTATTCCTTACGCGCTGGTGCCATACTCAAACCGACCATATGGGTCTTGATACCCGCCACCACCGCCACCGCCGTAACCGGCGCCGCTGTTTCGGTCACGCAACGCCTGCTGCAACAGCGAATTGGTCGCTTGGTTTTGTTGATAGTTCATGTACTGACCAACACCGCCAGCGGCAGCGTTTGCCATACCCATGTAGCCAGATGCGCGGGCTTGAGCACCAGCGCCCAGCGCTTCACCTGCGCCAGTTGCGTAGTTTTGACCAGCTTGACCTAGCGCATTGACCGAAGTCTGACCGACACCGGCCAGCGACTGCAATGGACCCAGACGGGCTTGGCGCTCGGCTTGGTAACGGTTGAATGCGTTTTGGTATTCTTGCGAGGCCATGCCTTGGCCGTACTGCTGCAAGGCACCGCCAGTGTTGCCGCTGATCAGGCCACCTCTAGCAGCAGCACTGCGCTCCAGCGCTTTTTGACCTTGCTCGAAACGGAACCCGTAGCCGGGGTCGGCTTGGAACTGAGCCATGCCAAATGGGGTGTATTCGGACGCAGCTTCCAGCTTGCCCAACGCACGCTCACCGGCCTGACGCCACGGGGCTTGCAGTTCGATTTGGCGCTCAAACTGCTCGCGCTGAAGGTCGGCGGCCTGACCTGCGGCGCGAGACTGCGCTTTACTTGCGCTTCTAGATGAAGCTGCGCCTATTGCGGCGCTGCCCAAAATTGCTGCTGCGGTTCCTATTGCCATGATGTGACCTCTTTAATAAATGTGCGCTCCATCGGCGTAAAACCTGCACGAACGTACAGATTTTCCATCTTTTTTGACCGGCTGTCTTCAAGCGCAATCATAAAAAGAGCAGATGCTTTGCGCTCTTGCGCCCAATTTTCAATTTGTTTGAACATTTTACCGCCCGCACCGCTGCCCCGCGACTTCGGTGTCAGCCACCACCACAGCTCTTGCACCACTGTGGCCGAGGGGTTGAAGTACAGCGGATACGCCAGTGCCCCGGCTATACCTACGATTTCGCCGTCAATTTCGGCCAACCATATGCCCATTGCGTCATTTTGCAGCGCGTTCAAATAGAACTGCGCATACCCGTCAGGATCAAAATCAATTGTTCCGTGCATGGGTGATGCCATGTGGAATGTTTTTGCCAACACTGCGTACTGCGGCAGATCAGCTTCGGTGGCGTTGCGAATGATCATCTTGAGATTGCCGTGATAGTGGGCGTGCCCGAATACGTAATGGTCAGCGCGTCACCTGGTGACAAACCGAACATGCCGTAATACGAACCCGTGTTGTACTTGGTGCCAGTGCCGCGCTGGAACTCGACCCTGCGCACACCGCCGCCGCTGATCATTATGTCAATTGGGCGCTCTGTCGTGTTGCCGTACACCAAGGGCGAACCAGTCAACGGCACTGGTGCTGGCTCGTTTGGCGGCGTGTAGTCAATGTCCGACTCCAGCAGCGCCAGCAAATACCGATACCACTCACGCGAGATCAAACCGGTTCGTTCGTCAAAGAACGGAACCCTGTTTGACGGAATGTTGGTGTTGGCGTTAAGCATTTGTCGGCGACAGGAGCAGTTCTGCGCCCATGATGGCGATCTTAACGGGGTCAGTACCCGACAGCTCATACACCCGGTCGCGCAGCTTCATGGTCATACCCAGCCTGCGCCAGATCACCCGTTTGCCAGTCTGACCCGTTGTGCCCATGTCCTTGCCGTGGTAGTTGCTCCAAGTGTGCCCACCATCATCAGACCAGCGCAGCAGCACCACGGGCTGGGGGTTGATCGTCACACCTGTCTCGTCAATCAGGAAGTCATAGGACTCGGTGATGATGTCGTCCTCGTCCTCGGTCGTTAAGAACACCGGCTGGCTGACAGGCGGCAGCGTAAACCCCACCTCGCAGTCGAGCTGCATGGAGTGCTGCGCTGTGCGCTTCAAGTTGTTCTGGCTCGTGGGCAGCGCCCGCCACGACCGAATCCATTTTTGGACGCCGCCGTTGTCCGAGTAGACGTCCAGATCGAATGCGTAGATGTTGCCGTTCTGGAAGTCACCGACCAGCACCTCACCATTGAACACGGCGCGGCAGTTGGAGCGATGGCGAATGAACTGGTCATTGGCCCAGCTACCGCGCTCATGCCACGCCTGTGTCGAGGCGTCATACACCCATGTGGCGTTGGCCGATGGGAACGTCAGCACGTAGAAGGCGTGACCCTCTTGCTGGTACGTGTAGGCAATCGCGTCCGAGATGACATCGTACTGTGCGATAGCGTACTCAACAGCGTGCGTGGACACCCGTGTGCCGGTGTAGCCGTTGGCACGGTACACGATGCCCTTGCCTCGGGCGTCAGCGCCCAGCCAGAACAGCGAGTTGTCCAGCTTGGCTACCGAGTACGTGGCAGCGCAGCCGATCTCGTTGAACGCGCCTTGAATGCGCTGGAAGGGCACGCCTGGTGGCGGCAAACCTGCGTCATACCAAACCTCGACCGAGTTGCCGCCAAACAGCCACAGCTCGTTGTGGTCAGCAATCAGCGACACCAGTCCGTCAGGTGAGCCTTCAGCATTGGCAACGCTGGCACCGTCCAGCACCGTGCCGTCATAGGATTCGGTGACCCAGAACTTCTGGCTGTTGGGTTCGTTGAAAATAAAGTATCCGTCGATGAACGTGACGGTTTGCGCCCGTGGAAACGCCGAGTTCTCGACATAGGTGTTGTCAACTGCGTTGTAGACGTAGCTTGGCCCGTTGGCTGCGATGAACAACTGGGTGCCGTTCATTGCCATCGACACGGGGCCAGTGTTGCCCACGATGCCAATCAGCGTGGCGGCGTAGCTTTGGTCCACCTTGTACAGTTGGGAACCCGACACCACGTACAGCCATTGGCCGTACTCCAGCATTCCGCGCACGGGGCCAGTGCCTACGGTAGCCACCAAACGCAGCCCCGGCGCACGGTTCAGAAACGCCGGTTCCTTGCCACCCTCGGGCACAACCTCGGGAAACAAATTAATTAATTTGTTATCGGCGGCGTTGGTGCTACGAGCGACATATGCCGATCCCAATATTGGACTTTTCATTTGGTCACTCCTATGGTAAACTCAAATTCATGATTACCGCTGACCATATTCGATCCATCCTTGACTACAACCCAGAAACGGGCAATTTTGTCTGGAAGGCACATCACCACCGCCCTGATCTTGTCGGTAAACGTGCTGGTAGCCCGACCAATACCGGATATTGGGCTATCGCCATCAACAACAAAAAACAATTGGCTCACCGGCTTGCGTGGCTGTACATGACCGGAAAATCTCCGCTGTTTCACATAGACCATTGCGATGGTAATAAGCAAAACAACAAGTTTAGCAACCTCCGCGAAGTATCCCGTTTTGGCAATTTGCAAAACATGCGTCAAGCAACCAAGGCTAACAAATGCGGGTTTCTTGGTGTTTGTGAGCACCAGAACAAATGGTTGATGCAAATTATGGTAAATGGCAAACGCATTCGCGAAAGCGGCTTTAATACGCCCGAGGAGGCGCATCAAAGATACTTGGAACTTAAACGAATGCATCATTCTACCTGTACAATATGAATACTTAATAGTTCGATGCGTAGATGTTGAAGCGCTGGCGTGTTGCCACGATGGCATACGGTATCGACATCACATCGTCAGGGTTGTTGATGCGCTTGAGATTGCGCTTGCTGGTCATGGCGATGCGCTGCACCTGTGGGCTTGGCTCAAGGCCGAACTCGGGTGCGATCTCCATCGCCAGGTTGTACGTGAACGCCCGCAGGTAGCCGGGTGGGAAGTACAACACGGTTGCCAAACTAGGCGGGTTGGCCAGCTCTTGAACCGATATGAAGTGCCACTCCAAGTCCTGTGTGGGACGAGGGTAGATGAACATCTCGACGTTGGGGAACGTCATGTTGGCAAAGATGACCTGCGGGTAGGTGGAGGTCACAGTCTTGACTGCGATGCCATCGTACTGCTGCTGGTTGATGAACTTGATGCCGTACGACACGCCGTTGGGCGCTTTGAAATACGTGGCGTCATCGAACAGAACTGGGCGGTTGCCCACAAAGTCACCAGAAGGGCCAAGGGTGCGGCTCAAAAGGCCAGCAGGCCATGTGAAAACTTGGTCTTGCGTGCAGAACACAGACAGGCGTTCTGTATTCCAGCTATCGATCATCTGCTGCATCGCCATCAGGGCGTCTTGAGATGTTTCGGCTGACGGCGTTTCGCCTTCTGCGAGTACACCTAGCAGGCGCAGCGCCCGATTGATTTGGTCTCCCGCCGTAAACGTTGCCATGTCAGACTCCTTCGGTTTCAGCCTTACGGGTATATTTGCGCTTTACCACAAGCGTGTTAGCCGCTTCTTCAGGCTCTGAAGGCGTGTCGGGATTGTAGCGCACCCAGCCATATTTTTCATCATGTTCGGCTTCCGCCTCCATGTATGCAATTTTTCGGCCGTGAACAGGGTGTTGGAGGTAAATGGTCATGATGGGAACGGGGTCCGAAGACCCCGTTTGGTTTAGCCGATAAGCCAAGCCGAGCCGTTGCAGAACACCGGCACGACGTTAGAGCCGCCGCCAGCAACTGAGGCACCAATGCCAGCAGCGTAGGCTTCGTTGGAATCGCTCACAGCCATCCGCATTCCTGCAATAGCAGTCGATGCGGCAGGCAATTGAGCAACAGTGACGGGCGCAAAGGTTGCGCTGTCAAGGGCTGGATCAGCGTATGCAACGCCGACAGGTTTGTTGTTTGCCATGATGAGTCCTTAAAAAACCCCCGAAGGGGTTTTATGGTTTAGGCTACGCGATACAAAGTCCAAGTACCGTCACCTGTTTTACGGGCGCGGAACTGGGCAGAAGTGGCGGCAGCCACTGCGGCTGCACCAACAATGGTCCAGCCTGTACCCACCACAACAGTGGCAGCGTTAGTTGCGCCAGTGTTGATGATGTGGAAGTCAAACGCTGCGTTCACTTTGGCAGCGCTGCTGATGTCAGCTTCGAGCAAAGCCACGGTGGGCAAAGTCAAGTTGACGGCTGCGCCGGTGTATGTGAACAGACCATTTGCCAGTTGAGCCGATGTCAAAACTGCTGCTGCGGTCAGCGCTGTGGGAGCGCCTTGCACAAACAGTTGAGCTTCGCCGATATTGCCGTCACCAAGTTGGTAACCGCCTGCGCCGTTTGGGAGTGCCATGATAATTTCCTTTCAAATTTGATACGAAAAACGGGGCCGAAGCCCCATTCGGTTTAGCCCCAGATGCGGCAGGCCATTTGTGGACGGATGGTGCTGAAGCCGTACAGAACGTCAATACGGCAAGGCAGGCGGTCGTTGTTGATGTCGTACTGACGAACAACACGCAAGCTGATACCGTTGTGGACGGCACGGGCGGCCATGTCAACGCCTTGTGGCAGCAGCAAGTCGGCTGTTGCAAAGGTGATGGCATCCTTGTGGTACACCAAGTTCTGAGCGTAGGCAGTCGAGGCTGCACCGACGAAGGTCACAGTCTTGTTGTTGCCAGGCAAAGTGTTCACCGTAGCCAAAGCGTGTGCAGCCGAGTAGATCGGAGCAACAGTCACGGTCCATGTACCGGCAACGGCAGTAGCGTCAGCCAGAGCCACGAACTGGAACAAAGAACCAGTGGTTTCGCGGGTCTGTGGGTTGACAGCAAAGCAGTCAGCGATTGTGAACACGTCACCAGCCTTAATGGTAGTGGTCACCGAACCTTGCGACAGGCTCAGAGTGGCAGCGCCTTCCGAGGTCACAGCAGCAGCGGTCACAGTGGCGGCAGATGCGTCACGCGAACCAGTGGTGAACTGCTTGATAGACTGAGACATATTGATCTCGTCATAACCCAACACGCCAGTGCCCATCATGCCGTTCTTAAACTGCTTGCTGATGGTGTCGGTGGGGTTGAACAGACCTTTCATGCCTTCAACCAAACCAGCGTTAGCGGCGGGGTTGACAGTGGCGTAACGTGGGTTCATCACGGCAGCGTTCTCGTTCAGCTTCTGCTGGGCTTGCAACAGCACCAAAGAAGTCGAAGGAGTGGTGCCAGGAGTGCCGACCGAGTTACCAATGGTCTTGAATGCGTTGGCAACGTCAGCATCAATGCTGGAGGCCAACTGGCTGATACGAGGCTTGAGCACACGTTCAGCGAAGTCGTCCAACTGCATGGTCAATTCAGCGGATGTGAAGTTGACGCCGATGTGCTTTTGGTTGGCAACGGTCAAGGTGGTGAACTGTTCGTTGTCGTCCTGAACTTGCAGGGCGGCACCGTCAGTCACCAGAGCGCGGTCGGGCAAACGGATACGCAGTGTAGAACCGATCTTAGCGCCTTCAACAGCAAAGCTGTCGTCGTACTGACGGTTCACGTTACGTGTGAGCACAAGGTTGTTCTCCAGAATTTCCAGAGCCTTGCGGGTGATCATGTCGATCGTGAGAATGCTGTTTGACATTTCAAAAGTCCTTTAAAAAGTTTAGCGGGTCATCTGCGCTTGCAGCTTCTTCATCTGCCTTGCACGTTCGGCTTCAATCCACTGCGAGTCCGTCATGGTCTTGGTAGACCGTGGGTCTGTCGTGTCATAGGCCGGTGCTCCAGAAGAGCGTGCGGTAACAGGTGAAATCGGCGCTGGCGCTGATGTTGTTCGTTTTACCGGAGGGTCTGCTGCCAGTTTGGCCTCAATCCTTCCGATTTCCTTCGCTTGGCTCAAGGGCGTCATGCGTGAGATGC